CTATTTCTCTGGGTTTAAGCGTGCTCGCAGCCTTTTTATGGCTTGGCTGTGTAGCTGGCTCACGCGGGATTCCCCGACATTAAGCACTGCGCCTATTTCTTTCAAATTAAGTTCTTCCTGATAATACAGGGTAAGAACCATTTTTTCCCTTTCGGGAAGCAATTCTATCGCGTCTATGACTCTTTGGCGAATATCACTTTCTAATAACATCTGTAATGGATTGTCATCATGATCTTCGTCTTGAGACGGTTCACAGCTTTCACCGTAAATTTCATGCCATTCGTCATAAGAGAACAATTGGCTGTTATTCGTATCCAATAGGATCTGCCGGTATTCTGCTAACTCAATCTGCAAATGATCAGCAACTTCCTGTTCTAATGGTGGTCGTCCTAGATCCTGTTCTAGTTGATGAATAGAATGAGTTACTTCTCTTGCATTACGACGCACACTACGTGGCGCCCAATCTCGACTGCGTAGCTCATCTAACATAGAGCCACGGATACGTTGAACAGCATAAGTGGTAAAGGCAGCACCTTGCATTGAGTCATAACGCTCAACGGCGTTTAATAACCCAATTCCACCCGCTTGCAAAAGATCATCCAATTCAACACTCGCAGGTAACTTGACCTGTAATCGTAATGCTTCATGGCGAACCAACGGGACATATCGCTCCCAGAGGCTATTTTTGTCCATCACGCCTTCGGCGGTATACAAATCACTCACAACAAAAGACACCTTTGGATAAAAGACCGGAAACCATTATCTGGCGAAATAAATTTAGCAATCGACTGAACAGTGAAGCAAAAGCGCCTCTTTTTCACCTATGCCAAATTTTCAGCAAAAATCGGGTTTTCATTGATAATTAATTTGTCATTGCATTACGAGAACTACTTTACCTTAAATGATCGGCGACTAATCCTTAGAAAAACCGTTAATTAAATTGATAATTTAGCTCATTAAAAGAAATTGATGCATTGAATATGCATTCTGTTCATAAAAAAATAACATATAAATCATAGTATTTTATTTTGTGAGATTTTAGCGTCTTGAGCACAAGTTGAAATACTCATAAATGATTAATTAAAAAAACGATTGTTTTGATGATAAAACACCCACTACAAAAAAATGTAGTGGATGCGATTTGAGGATTATTTAAAATTGAAATTAACGAAGCAGTGATAATACGTTTTGAGGAATTTGGTTTGCTTGAGCAAGCACAGAAGTCCCCGCTTGTTGCAGTATTTGACCTTTACTCATATTAGACACTTCTGTTGCATAATCGGCATCTTCTATACGGCTACGTGATGCGGTTAGATTATTCACTGTATTGCCTAAGTTAGTAATGGTTGAATCTAAACGGTTTTGTACAGCACCCATGGCACTGCGTAAGCTATCGACTTGAGCCAGTGCGTCATCCAGTGCTTTCAGTGGTTTTTCAACCAGCATATCTAAACCTGCTACCGCGTTTTTAGTAACATCCACTTTTGCTTTAATACCTGTGGCACCAGGAGTTACCTTTGCATCAAAGTAACCTTCAACACCCTTTGCATCTACAGTTTGTATGATAAGTTTTGATTTATCGTCTTTACCATCGGCACCTTTCGCATAATAAATATCATAGCTTTTAATTGTACCTTGTGTAACTTGATCATCTAGCGCTTGAGTATCCAACGCTTGCATTTCTTTAGGTGGTGTTGTCCCCCCTGTTGGAGTCACTTCCACGTTGGTTGCTTTAGAACCGAGTTTGCTTTTTGCTGATAAATCCAATTTATCAATACCCAATGTAGTCGCATCGGTTTTTTTCAGAGCAACACTAATTTGTTCTTTATCATGCGCACCAACCTGTAAATTTAATGTGCTATCTTCACTTAATACTTTTACGCCATTAAATTGAGTCTGCGCTGAAATACGGTTTATTTCTGCGGTACGTTGATTCACTTCTTCCTGAATAGATTTAATATCGGATGATGTGAAAGTATTGATTAACGCTATTTAGCCTACAAAGCCACTATCCATGCCAGCCAGCAAATTTTGACTTTGCAGAATTTAATCATTTTTACCATCATTTCACATATATTGTGTCACAATCTCGACACAGTATGTCACACCTCCTCATTTTTAATTCCACACCCTGCTATACTCTCCAAAAAACTAACCGGATCTATTATGAACATCGCAAACCTAACTCAAGAAGAAAAAGACAAAGTTAATGTCGATTTAATGGCAAGTGGTGTCGCATATAAAGAATGCCTCAATATGCCAGTTGTTGCGTCCGAAGTTGAACGACAACAACCAGCACATTTGAGAGCGTACTTTAACGAACGATTGTCGTTTTATCGCGAGAGAAGTAAGAAGCTTCCATATAGTAGAAAATCAAGAGTTATGGTTACTAACTCCAACTATGGTGAACCCATAGATAATACCCGTTCCAAGAACAGAATCTGCATTTACAACAGATCCATTTGCTCCGATGAATTTAACTACTAACTCTCTAGAACCTATGGAAAAATCAGACATTGCATTGCATATATTCGTAAATTGAAATGAACTGGCATTGAATGAAATAGAAGAGGAAACTAAACTTCTCGGTGATTTTGATTTCAATTTAATGATCAAATCTCCATTCCTTATCACTGGAGATTCCCATAGGGCCATATAGTTAACGTTTGTTTTATCAAAATATTCTAATAACTCCCATCCCGTTGATGTTTTTCTGAAGCCAATAGGTATTATCTGTGGCTTTAATGAAGTTGCTGGTGATGTTACAGAGTTAACAAAAAAAGGAAATCCCAAAAATGATTCTTGAGTGCTATGCGGTGATGTGAAAAAACAAACCCTTCGTGGGTTATTATAACCAACTGCTATATATGTGTTACCGTAACTCCCACTTATAGCTATCCCTTCTGACTCACCACTAGCGTTAATTCTCACCTCTGAAAGAACTTCTCCACTATACGAAACAAGAGATATTTTATCATTTGTGTAAAAATATATAGTGTTGTCATAAACATCCATCCCCTGAGGAACACCAAGTGTTTTTGTCAATGTGAATTGTTTAATAGGTTTTAACCAACTTCCAAACTCAAAGAATGTAAATGTTGGCAGACCACCATCACCGCCACTAAGAGTGCTATGTAATATAAGCATGTCATTATGATTATCAATAGCACATAGAGCGCTATTACCATAATTTGTTAGATCTATGCTCTCAACAACAGACTTTCCGTCCTTTGCTATTTTGCGAATATATGTTGGCTCCGCACCGCCTCCGCTAGCAGAGTAAATAAAACCATCCTTAACTCTATATGCTAAATCAGCGGTATGGTTTATTGGAATTGACACACCTCCGTACGAGGTATCTATGACACCATTCTGAGCATATCGCTCAATCATCCCATTCCCACCCCCTAAATCATAACCGATATAAAAATAACCATTGTAAAAAGCCAAACCTTGATTGTTGTAATTTTGGTTAACATAGAAAGCCGTGTTCGGTGATGCATTATTACCAGTTGTATTTATTACATTACTATTTATCGGCAATAAGGAATTTGGCTCCTTTTGTTTTCTGCTATCGTAGTTTTGGCTAACAAGGAGTTTTTTATTTGTAAATACTGCTGATTCATAACCTATGAAATTAGATTTATTTCCCGCTATTATTGTTTCATCTAAATCCCAAACACCACCAACATGGATAGGCATTTTATTATTTTCTGAAAACGCAATAGCATCATTAAATGCATCATTCCAAGAATTACTTTCTGTTTTAAATTGATATGGAGTTATTATATTAGAATAGCTAGACTTAATATTGTCGAGTTGTTCTTGTACATTGCCATTTCTGGAACCAATAATTGACGCACCTTTCTCTGATTTGAGCTCTCCACGTAATGTACTATCACCAACGCCAAGCCATTTACCAACGCCTATTCCACCTGAACTGTCAGGAACTGATCCAGCAGGAACTAATTTAGGCAACTCCCCATCCCAGCGATAATATTCCCCCGTTACTTCATCACGCAAAACTTGATTAGGTAATGTTATTTCTGCACCCTTTTGGAATGAGTCTAATGTTATATAGCCGAATTGAGATATTGCTTGTTGAGCAACCCAGCGTAACCCTTCGATTGTAAAATGCTCTTGCCCAAACCTATCGATATACTTATTTTTCATTGACGTAACGAACTCGTCAATTTTACCTGAATTGTACTTCAGATCGCTAGCAGCTTCACTTGGAACTGGATTTTGTGTTGGAATAGTTGACATATTATCTCCTAGTGAGGATTTATTTACTTCACTATGTGTATCATTAATAAAATTAATTTTATTTGGTTTACTATAAACGCAACTAGAAAAAACTGTTGTTGCTATGGATGAAGGTATGACCTTAATTAAAAACCCCCTCCTAGATACACTCATAATCTTTAACCTTATGTATTATTAATTTAATAATTAAAGATAGTTAATGAATAATAAAAAGCCAGCATTTAGGCTGGCTATGTATGATTTAAATGAATTTAATTAAACGTTGTAATCTTTCTTTGCAGAAAAATACTCACTTGCTGTAATGCTAAAAGTTCCGTCTGCATTAGGCTTTTTATCGCTTACAATCCATCTCATTGAGTCCATTTCAACGATATTGGATATAACGTAACGTGACGGAGATTGAACATTCATACCGTCATAGATATTTAGCTGGATATCTGGTATATCAGCGATAAATCCGTAAGCTGTATCGCTTCTTGGTATAGCTTTAAATCTTTCTGTCGTATTACCTAAATGATCAGTAATACAAACAAACATCTCACCATCAAAGGCAACTTTTTCATTTGTTGAAAATTGATTGCCGATCCTCTCAACTATATAACCCGCCTGTTGATTCTTATCGTATGTGTCAGCAACAATAATTAAGTCGCCTGGATAAACATAATCACCATCTGCGAGAGTTTGCACACTGATACTCATACGCTGATGTATTAACCTATCCATTTCTAATAGTGCCCTATCTGTCGCCTGATACTCATTACGACAACCGTGAATGGTTATTTTGTTAGGGTTTTTAGCTGGCTTGTTAACTATTTTGTTATTTTCAATACGATATTTAAGATAGGTCTTTTTGTTTGTTTTAGGGTTTACGTATTCGATTTCAACACCATCATTACCGCTCGGCATTGTCATATCATAAGAAAGTGAGAACCCGTTTCCTGTCGTGTTTGCTCTATTAAAAGTGCCGGATGGATATTTCTTTTCCTCCTCACGAGTAAAGGTTAGAACTCCGTTATCCCAAAATGAAATAACACGAGCAACATTGCATATTGTTTCTATACGCTGACCTAGCGATACATCTTCATCATCAAACGTGTAATCAAAATATCCTAAACGATTATCTGGAAGTGATTCATAGATTGAATACAAACCATATAAATCTATGGTGCTTTCTGGTTGCCCAGCAGTAACTAACCAAGTGTGAGCGACAGCATCAGCAAATGATCGTGATGGTCGTAATGTATAATCAACGCTACGGCTATTCATGTCGTAACTAATAACATGACGTGTAGCCAGTGCGTTATATTTACGCTCCCTTGCTCCTGTTGGCGCTTCTGTTGCCCTCACTGTTACCTTAACAAGCGTATCTTCTTCATGTACTTCGTTAATTCTCTCTCTAACAATAAAGACTTCCTCTAGCTTAAGAATGCTGTGATCATTACTGTTTTCTAATCGAGTTAATTGAAGTGCATATCTTCCATATCCAGCCAACGGCTTGAACTTTTCCGTTAAATAGTATGTTTTTGTTTTTGGTGCAGATGGGAACCCTCTATTGAATGACTCTCTTGTTCCAGCTACTTCATTGTTATTCTCATCAACCTTCCAAAATTCAATTCTTGCATTGGCATAATCGCCATCACCAAGCTGAGCATTTAAATGCACCCATAACTCACCACCATCAAGCGGAGAAAAGAAAGGGCCTACTGTCAGAAACTGATTGTCATAGAGAATAAACTTTGACGTGTTAACAATTGCATTAGGCGGAAGAGTTGCCAAATCACCGCCAGTTAAATTGGTGAAAAAGAATTCGTAGTAATATTTTGGTGAAATGATAGCACCATCATCACTTTCTTTCGCATCAGATAGATAAGCATCAACCTTAATATCCTTTGTAACCGAACCCTGCGGAGTATCATAAGTCACATTAACAACAAGGCTTACTGATCGAGGCTTTACGATATCCATGAAGTATCGAAACTCATCTTGCTTCTCTATCTTTATGGCCGCCTCACCACCTTTAATTTCACCAGAAATGACATTGCTAGCAGTAGCCTCATATTGTGGGATTTCGTCACTTTCATTCGGTCCCGGTATTTCTTGTCCGTCAACATCAGGGAATTCAAAGCCCTCGAATATCTGTGGGATCACTTCACCCGGTTGGAATATCTGATAACTGGCACCATCAAGGGCGATTAGTTCAGATTCTGAATATTTCACATTCTCAATCGTGTAGTAACCGATACCAAAGTTCATCCACTCGGTAACCATCTTTTTATTGTCGATGTATTCAAACATTGATTGCTGAATGAGATCGGGAAAGGCTCTAACTTGTCCGTGAATTTCAGGTCTAGCCTGATATGTTCTCGCTATATTAGTTTGGCCTGTTAATCGGTTGTTAGGGCTTTCCTTTGCATTTACATCCGCCGCGCTAAATGATGGTGCCTTAGGCGCTAAGAATGAAAATATCTTGGAAACAAACTTAAATACTGGATTAAGAATGTCGCCAATAATTCCTTTCGGTTGGTCGAATATTTGAATGTGATGAAATTCACTAATAATAAAGTCAAGGCGATCATCGTCGTTAAGCTTTACGCCGTTAACATAGATATCAACGTCATGATGAAAGTTTTGCTCTTTTAACCAATCAAAAAAAAGAGAGCCGGCTTTTATCTCGACTCTCTCTTTCGGCACTCCAGCAACACGCTGAATTTCAATTATTGGCATATTTCATAAACTCCAACTTAGTGAACTTTCTCTCAAGAACAATCAACCTATCCATTCTCACAGAACCGTTTTCACCTCGACTATGTAATGCATTACCATCGATAATCAAGCCAATGTGAGCGGGTTTTGAGCCTATATAGCCTATAAATATTCCGTTATTTTCTGGTTGATTTACTTCCTCCCAAAACTCAACTTCATTTTTATAGCAAGTAACAAAATCCGTTTCAGACTCATAGCCTGCGTCATGGTGGATCTCAATACCTAGAACGTGTCGATAATAGAGAACGACGAGCCCCCAACAATCCATAGCGTCAAATGTGCAAGACCGGTTTTTCCATGGTTTACCGATAGTTTTATCGATGAAATCCTGAGTTGTCATACAGCCTCCAAGCCCGGCCATTCTTGCGGTTCATAAATACGTCCGATGTTTTTATTCAATGGGTTACTCATAGATAGCGTGACAGTGACGCTTTCATGATCCAACGACACATCTTTCACAAATAATTTCCATCGAGTAATTGCTGTGTCTTTGTCTTTCTCATCAAATAAGCGATAAGTAGCCTCTATGGGTGTCATTCTATTGAATGATTTCCATAGTTTAAGTTTCTGTTTAAAGTCTTGTGCGACACGGCTGAATTTAACACTAGCGTCGATGATGGGCGTTCTGCTTTGCTGGCTGTCAGATAGTTCGAAATTACACGGCTGGTATTCAATACCACCTAGAACCTTCGGGAAAACCTGATAAGAAACAAGATAGATATCGCCAAATGACGGATGACTAAATTGCAGTGTCTCATAAAGTATTCTGTTTGGCCTTTGTGCCCGATACTCTCTTAGTGTAGGCATTACAACCCCTTATACTTAGGTAGAGTCTCAGTGACGATAATATCTAGCCAACTTCCAAATGATGGAGGAAACTCAACAATAATATCGTCGAATTCATCATCTGAATTATAAAGTTTCTTGCTAATAACCTGACCAGTCCATGTTACAGAAGATCCATTAATACTGGTTTGCACTGGATAGGAAACAAAATGCAATTCCTGCTCCTGTAACCCACTACCACCAAGATTAATTTTCATCCTGAACCAGCGATTGCAATTATCAAGATAGTTGGGACTTCGCAACCACTGCGCAAACGCACGCTCCTGTTGAAGTGTAAATATCCAATTCACACTCCATACAGTTTTTAAATCATCAGTTAACTTCTGAAATATAGGTGCGCCTACCTGTGGTTGATCTGTCAAGAAACCAGTATCTAGCGTCATGGGTTTATCGGCTTTCTGTGCTAGAGGAAGCCAATAAGGGTAATCAATAACCATATATCAACCTCTTGCTCTCGCTGTTGCTGATGTGTTTCTTGTAATGGATTGAAGCATAGGGCCTTTATTATCCATATCCATAATGAATGCCTGAATAGTTAGCGTATTTCCATCTTGTGATGTCTGCGCATCAAACTTGTGGCCACCAGATGAATAGTCATTAAAGACAACATTCACATTCATACCGCCACCCTGCATATCTTTATTGGAAATAACCTTTCCATTGTCACCGGGTATCATGTATTGGCGACCGTTATTAGCCTTGAATATCTCAGGCTTACCACCTTCACCAACTCGATACATTGAACCAGCGTCAACAGGGCCACCATTTTTACGAGCTCCTGCAATTGCGCCAACGCCAAGCACAGCGATTGCGGCTAAACCTATTTTCGCCGCTGTCCCCATTGACGCGATTGATGCCATAATTGCCGCAGGTGTCCAAGCGGCTGTTGTTGTGGCAGCTGCTGCCGTGCTCACTGTCGTTTGCGTTCCGATAGCAGCCGTTTGCACCGCCGTTGTTGCTGCGATAGCGCCTTGCTGTGCTGCTGCGCCAAACCAAGCAGCTTTAGCTTGCTCAATTCCAGCCTGAACAAAGGTGTTAATTAGGCTATTTAAAACTGTATTACCAATTGATCTTAATGCGTCAGAAGCCTCCATTGAGCCGGTTATTATTCCCGTAAGTGCATTTGATGCGCTACCAGAGAATGCATCTAGTGCAGCTGCGGCAGCTTCGTTTCCTAATGATTGATTTCTCCAAAGCTCATACATAGCATCAGTTCTAGCTTGCTCATATTGAGTGTTGGCGGCATTCATTAACGCCAAACCTTGCTGAGTGATAGCACCTTTTTCAGTCTCGAACCCACGGATAAGCGCAAGTTTACGATCGTGTTCGTTTTTAAGTTGCTGAACAGGGTCTACTTGTGCTTTTAAATTATCTTGCGGTGATACAGTGTTTTTAGCCTTTATTTCAGCTATCTGTTGCTGATATTCCGCTTCAATTTCAGCTTTGCGCCTTGCTGCCTGTTCAGTGAGAGATACATCATCTTTTGTTATCCGCTCTAAGTCTGCCAACTGTTTATCGTGAGACTCTTTAGCCTTGGCGACTAAATCAAGCTCAAGTGCGGCTTTCTTATCAGCTAGGTTACGCTCAATGTTGTATTTTTCTTCTGCTAGCTGCTCCGCTTTTTCAATCTGCTTAGGAGATGCGGTATCACCCAATGCTTTAACAGCATCATACTTAGCCATTTCAAGAGATCCGTCTTTATAACCTTTGTTTAAAAGCTCAATTTCTTCTCTCTGGCGTTTTAGTGCTTCGTATGCTGCATCTGTGGCTTTGGTTGATTCATTAAGCGCTTTGCTATTTTCCTTTTTAGATTGACTATTTTCATATTCTTGAGCTGCTAAAGATTTCAGGTTTTCAATGGCATCTTTATCTACAACACCAGAATCCTCGGCAGCATATTGAGCTTGCAATCTGGCTCTTTCCTCACCTTCTAATTTAGATAATTCAACTCTGCGCTCCATCTGCTTTAATAGTTGTTCCCCCTCCTTTCCTCCATAATCCAATTCAGGGCGAAGCAAACTAAATGCCTGTTTAGCTTTAGTTGCTCTTTCTATGGAAAATCCATAAGAAGCCCATCCTTTTGCAGCGGTTGGTATAACAGAAGTTTCTCTTTTTAGTAAATCAATCCCTTCCTTTAGCTCACCATTAAGATCAGCTTGAATGAAAGATATGGTGTTTTTTGTGCGGCTGTAATTGTTTGACGCCTTCGTTGCGATATCTGTTGCAATTGCTAATTTATCTTGAGCGTCTGTCAGCTGTCTTGTTATTGATTCATATTGACTTGTTCCAACCTTAGCTAAAGCTAAATCAGCCTCTAATTCTCTTACCTTTTCCGCCGCTTGCTTCATGGCGACAGTGGTGTTTAGAACTTCATTTTTTAACTCAGGGAGCGCTTCTTTTAACTTGGCAGATTCAGCTCTTTTTTGTTCCCTTGTCATATTTTTCATTTCAGCAGTTAATTGATTTACTCCCTCTGCAAGTTTTACTGCTTCTTCTCTTGCTTCTTTTGCCTGCTGGTAGAAATACATGATCGCAGCACCCGCAGCCATTGCTATACCTGCTGGGCCACCAACAAAACCTAGAGCTTTATTAGCTAAACCGATAGATACAGAAGCGGCTCTTGCTGCTGCGGCTGAGTTAGCCATTGCCACTGTCTGCGCTTGCGTTGCTTGCTTATGATTTATCGCCGCGGTTGTTGCGGCAGACCTAACGGCAATTAAATTTGCCAGCGCGGTTGCTTCTGCGTTTGTTCCTCTTGCGGCCGCAAATTCGGTTTTCGCTTTCTCAACTAACGCTCTTGCTGCAGCTAAATCTAAAGCGGTCTTTCTTGCTGTCATTATTGCATTGTGTTCAGCAACTCTAGCGGCTTGAAGGTTTGCTATCGCTTCTTGCCTTGCTGCAACTGCTGATTGCATTTTAGCTTTGATAGCCAATCCCATTGCAGCAATATATCTACCACCAACAACGGAGGCAACAAGGCTAACCGCTAAAACCATTTCATCAAGGCTCTTACTTGCAGTAATAACAGCATCACTGAATACGTTAATAGATGCCTTTATTGTTGTGTTCTCGCCAAGGAACTTAGTTAAGTTATTCCCTGCTTCTTGAAATGCCTGCGACATTGTTCTAGTGGTTTTAGCAAACTCTTTACCGATAGCGTCACCTTGAGAGAGTAACCCTTTCACAACAACATCAGTGGTTAGCTTGCCTTCTGCCGCCATCTTACGAAGTTGACCTATACTTACTCCTAGTGAATCAGCCAATGCAACCATTAAGCGACTACCCTGTTCCGCTACCGAGTTAAATTCCTCACCACGGAGAACGCCAGACGCGATACCCTGCGATAGCTGAATAATGGCGTTTTCTGCTTCCTGTGCAGTAGCACCAGAGACGATAAAACCTTGGTTGATGATAGATGTTAATTTTGCTAAGTCTGCCGCTGATGTATTGTATTCTCTCGTTCCTCGTTCAAGTCGCGCATAGAGTGTTGCTGTGGCATCGAGGCTAGAACGAGTTGCTTGAGAGATGTCAAATACTCGTTGAGTGACATCAATCAGTGACTCACTTGCACGAACAGAGTTAGATAATTTGTTGTTTAATTCAGTCCACGCCTCAGAATAACTTGTAACCATTGAAACCGATAAATAACCAGTCAGAGCCGCAGCAACTTTGGATAGAGACTGCATTGAACGCTCTGTGTTATTTACTGACTGAGACGTTCGGTTAAAGCTACTATCCATACGATTAAGGCGTTGCTCTAACTGACGTTGAGATGTTAGTAATTGTTGAACATCCATTTGAACTTGATAAACAATTTCACCTACATTTGCCATTTATCGGCTCCTTAAAATGAAAAACCCCGCCGATTGGCAGGGTTGTAATGTGTAATTAATGTATATTATCAATTGAAAATATAATTTAATTTTTTCATGTAATCAGACTTACTGTTCAATCTTCCAGTTTTTTTATCAGCCGCTAATTCAGCTGTTATTAAATTTATATCACCAATATTTTCATCATTTATTGATAAGCTCATTATTGAATAGCTACTTCCAGCGCTTCCATAGTTTGTTTTGTTTAGAGTGCATATTGCATTACCAACCAATTCAACGCCCATGGCATTTTTCGCCATATATGTTTCTATTATCTCAATTTTTGATCTCTCGCGCTTATCATTGTCTATTGCATCATCAATATTATTGAATGGAGCCATTTGCACTATCTCTGCAAGCTCATTTCTAGTTAGTGGTAATTCTCGTATATAGTATTCATCTAATTTATATGATGATGGTGACTTCATTAGCGACCTTGTCATTTCAGCGCAGTAATCAGCTAGATGTTTATCATTAGCCTTATCATCAGGAACAAGATTTACTGACAAAGCTGCAACCGCTGCAATAATCGCAACACCGCCTAAAATTCCAGAAATAACCTTAGTCTTCCCCACGGAACCGCTACCTCAATGTTGATTTACTATTGATTTATTGGCACAACTCGGCCAAAAGCATCATTCCCAGTCACATCATATAGTATGCTGTTAGAGAACATAAACACATACCTTTTAGCACCAGTATATCCACCATAACTATTTTTTGCGTTCACCATAACTGGTGCTACCCATCCATAAGTCACTCCCCCCTTAGATGGTGCCCAAGCGCCATCTTGAGAATATCCTTTAAATGGTTGAAGAAATGTATATTGAGCTGAATACGGATCCTTTAGCATGGTGCTCATTGTATTTTTTATTTGAGCTTGATAGTCGTCAGGCAATGCCCCATAACTGGCACTTTCAATTTGCTGTTGTGTTGGCGGTGAAACACTAGCGCACCCTGTTAATGATAAAGCTGATAATGATAAAATAGATGTAATTAATAATCTTTTCACAACACCATCCTCGTTAGTTAATTTGTTATTAGTTTAGCTGTTTGTGGTGCAAATGGGAGCAACAAAATTATCAATAAGTCAACGCAACTTATAAAATTAAAGAGATAAACACTAAAAATAAATATATAGCGTAATGCTACGACAATAATTCAAGTTCATACATAACAATGGTGTTAAATTTTTTAGCATGATATCCCGCCAGTTTTTCTATTTCTTTTTGATCTGTTATTTTTGTAGTATTTAATAATTTAAAACAACTACCTCTAGGCAAAAGTACCTCTGACTCACCTCCGGCTGATTGATTATCTTCAAGCAAAATAGCCCTTGCCCCAGCTTTACACTCAATTCTCAAATAACAAGGTAAGCCTATATTAGGTCTGCTTCCCGCAAAATGTTCAGATAAATTATTGTCACTAATTGATGTTGACATAAATGCTGGATAAATATTTATGCCATTTTCATCATCCAAGAAACCTTTAACCGCATCCTCAAAACAAGCTCGATGCAAAATTTTATTACTTTCCAATTTATGTAAATTGAATAATTCATCAAGACCAATCAAGTAATCTTCATACTCCACAGGAACTGTCTTATGGCGTAACAAAAGCTCATTAATGTGGTATGCAAAAGACTCTCCAGGGATAATGGGATCTGAACCTTTATAAGCTTTAAATGCTTCTTGTTGTCGTTTTGTTAAAGAATTGAAATTCATATTTTGCATTTCTCTCATCATCTCTCAGGTTAAGTTTTTATTAATTATTCTTATGATAGCCCGAGGTTGGCGCAAAACAAAGCAAAAAGCCTCAATCAAGAGGCGTGGTGTGTGATCTCAAGCAAGCCATCCTTGGCTTGGGTGTTTAAGCTACTTCAACACCATGAATAGCGTGTCGTAATGCTTTTACTCCATTGTCGTTATATCTGAATGCTTCAACCTGTTTTGATGAATAAGCAGATTTATCTAAGAAATACTTCCCATATTCCTCTGTTTTTAATCCGTGCTTATTAGCCATGCGTCCGATTTTATTAGCAGACACTTCAAGCATTTCGCCAACCTCACCAGCGGTATAATACTTTTGCTCAAGTACTGGTAATGGAACCGCCTCAAAGCCAACAATCGGGTTGACGATATTAGCCGCCGCACATTGCTTTGCTTCATCACTCAGGTTCGGCATTAAGTCGAATAAGTTAGTAATGGCATCAACCGACATTTTCAACGTTCTTGCTTGGCGGTATTCAGGTAAACCTGATTGGCTTTTACTGCTTTTTTGAGAAGCTACATGCATTGATTCCAGTTTATCAACCAAAACACGACGAACAGCTTTTGATTCCCTTGCTGCGACACGAAGCGCTTGCTTAATATCCATTTCAATAACTTCTGTTGGTCTACCACCTGATTCACCAGATGGTTTTACAAAAATCTTGTAAAACTCCCCATCTAATTCATCCTTTACTCTATCAATCAATACGTTATTACGAATTTGATTTTCACCACATGACTTGCGAGACATGTTAATCATTGACAATAACTTCTGTGTATCAATAGTTTTGTTCGTGACAGCGTTAAAACTATTTGTTAAAGTGATCTCACTCATGAAACATTTCCTGTTTGGTTTTGTTTGGGATTAGCCAGCAGTTCGCACCTGTTGGCTTTTCTGTTTTTACTGCCTATCAATGTGTTAATCTCCTAACTTGTTTTGCCTTAGCTATTCCTTTCATGTGTTGTGAGTACATTAAAAACATACTCATTGTTGAATTGAGACGTTTCGCCATTTTCGGATCAAAGTTCTCAATATCCTTTCTAGCTTCATCCCATGTTGTGCAAATCAGACTTAATCTTGCTAACAATCCGTTTGCACTTACTGAACTATCTTTTTCGACTAGTAAATCTTTCTTGTCAGCCACTTCTCTATCCAGAATATCCAGCACCCATTTACGGAATTCTTTAGCTACTGGAGTTGATGCAAACATTGCGATCAGGTGAGCGCCACGAAGTGAGTAAACTCTGACCACTTTATTACGTAAACTATTGTTTATACCGTTGAACGTCATATTGACGGTCATTGTCATAGAGTCAGTAAACTCATCTGAATTACGTGAGTACAATTTACTTACATTATCAGTACGGCTATAACCTAACACTTGTGCAATTTCAGTTGATGTTAACCATACCTGACCATTTTCAACGATAGGGTTGAATGTGAAATTCTGGAAAGTAAGTTCGTTCTTGGTTATACTGTTCATGTCAATTATTCCTTTCGATGGGGATATTTGGCAACTGGCCTCAGTTGTTCGTGCAACTGGGGTTTTTACTTTCTATCAATCCGTAAGCTTTCCTTAGTTGATAAATAATCTCCGTATTAAATTTTCTACACTCCAAATCCCCATTAGCTTGAATCGCCTTGCACACATCCTCTGGAAATCTAATTTTCTTCTGATACATATCTTTTGCTTTTTGCATTATTTCATCCTTAATTTTTCAATGCCTCAATGTGGGGCAAAATCATTGTCACACCGTGCGTCATTGAAGTCAACCCCACAGTGGGGCATAATTTTGTAATTATTTTCATTACGAAAACTGGAACTCATCATGAGCAGAGAAGATCCGCAATTACGTATTAGGCTACCTATTGAATTAAAAGAAAAAATAGAGTTATCTGCTAAAGAAAACACTCGTTCTATGAATGCAGAAATAGTTCAAAGGCTGGAAATAAGTTTTCTTAATGAAGTCAACGCTGATGAATTAATTTCAGCTAAAGATGTTGTTCAGATAGCTAAAAAAGCAAGAGAAGAGCTATCTGGTGTGATTCTTAAAAGAACATTTGCAGAGATAAACAAAAAGGCTCGCATTGGACACACTGAGTTTTGTGTTTCTCTTAGTGACTTAGAGCTAGAGATCCTTGATGAAGAGGATTTTTTCTCCATTCTAAGCCCTACATTTGAACAACTCAAAAAATTAGGCTACGAGGTTTCAGAAAGAACCATTGATAATAATGGCTTTTTGATTGGTATATCAGATAAAAACAACACACCAACTGATAAATAAGGATGTGATATGTCTGAATATGTAGCACCAACATTTAAAGGCAAGGCATTCCCATGCCCTCACTGCAAGATATCATCGCATATGATATGGACTGATATCTTACATAGCCGGCTAGATAGTGAGGATTATACCCTTTACACATATTCCGCCACCTGCTCACACTGTAATCAGTGCTCTATTTGGAACTCAACTCTTGTTTTGGCTGATTATTCACATATAAATTCAATAATGATCTACCCTGACTCTTCTGGCGTTCCATTACCTTCTAAAGACATGCCTAGTGATGTTAAACAAGACTATATAGAAGCAGCCTGCATCTATCCAAAGTCTCCACGTGGCGCCGTAGCCCTTCTCCGCTTAGGATTACAGAAACTTTGTATGCATCTTGGCGGTGAAGGTAAAAACATCAATGCCGATTTAGCTAAATTAGCCGAAGATGAACTGGTATCGAAAAAGCTAATCAGATCCGCCGATATCATTCGTATTGTTGGCAACAATGCCGTTCACCCTGGCACTATCAGCGATGATGATTTTGATGATGTCTCATTTAAGCTTTTCGCACTCATCAATATGATTGTGCAACAAGGAATAACCGAACCAAAAGAAGTTGATAATATGTTCGGGTCGCTGCCAGAAGGCCCACGCCAAGCAGCAGAAAATAGAGACAAACCTAAATCAAAATAAACAAATAACACGGATATCCTGAGTTTATGAGTAAAGAGATAGTAAGCACCGAGAATATGACTAATAGTATATTTAACCTATAACCACCCAGCCCAAGGACGGGCATATTTTTATGTTATATAGATGGTGATGCAAAGGAAAGCAAAAAGCCTCAGTTAAGAGGCGTGGTGAAATTTGGGCAATAAAAAAGCCTCAAAGGAGGCTTTAGATAATGCTATTACAATATGATGCGTTAATAAGTTACAGACTAGTTATTTCGTTCCTGTGGAAAGGCCAACTTCTAAATTTTCAAATGCTTTTTCTGCCTTTCTTAAAACCTTATATGCTTCATTTTTATTAAAATGCTTATCAAGATAATAATCAGCTTTTACTCTTATTGCTCTACATGACTTTAAATCTTCAGCTAGTTTTTTTGAAAAATCAGAATCAATAGCTAACAATTTAGCAATAATAACTGCATGTGTGCCAGTTATCCCACCTGTATCTATGCACACATTTTCTTTTTCTATAAGGCTTTTTGATAAATGCAATAAAGAATAATATGCCATTCTTGCGCAGTTTCTATATTCAACTTCTAAATTATCACTAATGTAATCTTTTTCGCTAAATTTATTATGCAAATTCGAAGCGTAATTTAATATATTTAAACTAGTGATCATCGCTCAATCCGTCATCAATAATAACAAAATTAAATGATATTTTTGTTTTAACTTCTGGTGAATAATCTAGTTTAGATATAATCTGCAACATATCATCCTCCAATTCAAAAACAGCATCAAAATCTGTATTTTTAGGGAAGATAAACGAAATATCAATAAACTCATACCCATCATCGTTATGCAAAGCGATCTTGTAATTGGATATCATAGGTAATAAATATTCAATTATCGCCTTTCTTGACACATCCTTAGATACAATACTAAACACATCGCAGATGTATGAAGATAAATGACTGCTTATTTTTTGATTCCTAAGCAAGAATGATTGAAGTTGATCCATCATTTTTACTTTATCGGAAGCTGAATCATGATCCAGACCACTCTTTATCTCATTATAACTTAAGTGGTCATTCATAAGGATGGATGTAGTCATGAATAACTCAGCTATATCTTCACTCATAGATGATAAAGGTAAATTATATAATTTCATATACTTATAAACCTCCCTTATCATTAACGAATTACCAAGAGCTGTAAAAGAGTTATCAGCAAAATAGTTGAAATCTTCATATCCAGATATAACTGCATCCAAAACACTTCCTGCAGAGATTATCAAATTATTAATATCTGCATTTAGCGCATAGTAGCAAGCTGATAACGTATCAAATTCAACTTTAGAAACGCCATCCCTACGCATTGAATCAAAAAGTTTCATTAATCTTGCATTGTCAATCTCGGTTAGTACCCTGTGATCTGAAATAGCTTGATTCATGATATCCAAAGCTTTACTTGAAGCTGTTTTTGGCGCCGCTCTACCCATTAGATCCTCATAGACTAATTTATGTGTCTACCTTATTGGAAGCAAGAAATAAAGTTAATAGTATAAAATTGAAACAATACATTCTTTTGATTTGAAGAGGACTCTTTATCAATTTGATAATATCAACTTGACGCCATACTAAAACAACATTTGGTTAACTTCAATGAAAGTTTGTGCCTCTGAGAGGAATCTCACTATATTTTATAAGAGACAAATCTCTATTTAGATGAGATTTAAACTGTACATAAACACAGTGTCATTACCCACCAAACGACTCAAAACCACAGTTCGGATATCTTCGGACAAGGTTTTGATTGGTGCTTTCAGAAAACAAACCAAGGGCACGGATGCCCTTGTTTACTTTCTCTTCCTACTCACCAATCGACGCTTACCGCTGATCAGCTCATCATTGCGTTTATCATCTTGCTTCATGATGTTGTCGTATTCTTCTTTGGTGAAGCCTTTTTCATCAGGGTATTTAGCTTTGAGCATCATCTGAAACTCAGTCATGGTTAGCTTTTCGGCTTCCTCTCGATTCATTCCAAAGTGCGCACGAGCTGAACTAATATAGTCAATTGCCATAAACTCATCTGAGAATTTGTTTTTCCCTTCGTTACGTTGAAGTTTGCGGATCTTTGCTTTACCGATAATTCCGTGAGTGAATAGCCCTCTGGCAATGACGATAATGTCAGCGATTGGCATCTTGCCGTTTTTATAGACAATGCCGCGTTTACCTGATTTCCATTCGCCAATGATTTCAGAACAATCATCATCACAACACGCCTGCATCACTATCATTGCAGTTTGCAGGATATTGCGTCCATATGTCGGCTTGCTAATGGCCTTTATTAACCACTCAGGAATAACCCTGTAATTCATTACGGCGCGCGTAATTAAATCCTGCACCTCTGTGCCATTTAATTGACCGTATGCGTTCACAATCTGTTTAGGCTCACCAATTCTTGTCATATTGATGAACGATGGTCTAAATAAGTAATCCTTTTTATCAGTAGAGATAACCATCTCACCGATTTCTAAAATAGGCGTCATAATCCCTCCTGAATATTATCAAGGGCACTCGAAAGCACCCTTTGTAATATTAAGCAGCGGTAACAGTGACCACGCATTTGGCTGTTTTACTGCCATCTTCAGATGTGACAGTGATATTTGCAGTACCTTCAGCAACACCACGCACAGTTACCACGTTCACAAGCTGGGTAACTGTTGCAAAGTTCGGCTTATCGCTTACGGCAGTGTAGTTTTTGTTCGTCGCATCGGTTGGTGTAAATTTGACAGTAAATGTCTTAGTTTCACCCACTTTTACAGACAGAGTAGCAGGCTCGACAGCAATGCTTTCAACAACGATTTCTTCTTGTAACCATTCAACCGTTTCTGCATCAGCAGCTTTCAACTCACCAGAATAAGTGGAGATTTCTTTTGTTGGAAATTCCATTGACCATGATGTGAAAGTCATATAGCCCTGAATAACATCAGAACCATCGCCTTTCATATCAAGTTGAACCCAATATGCTGGCTGGCGACTTGCTTTGATTTCATCAAGGATTTCTTTGGCGATATCAAATGCGGAGGTAGAACCGGTTACGCCAGCTTTCTTTAATTCACCATCAAAACTAATCGTAAAGTCAGCGCCAGTAACAATTGACTCAGTTAAGCCTTTAGTGTCATCAGCATTAGATGTCACTGTCTCCATGCCGAAATCGAATGACTTGCTTGTTAGCGCACCTAAACGCAAGAATTGATCTTGTGCTGGTACTTGGTCTGGGCAGCCTTTTGCAATGCGCAGAATACCTGCGTTACCCATCACTAGGCCTTTATCATCAGGGCATTGTGCCATGTTATAACCTCTTTATTTGCAAATAAAAAAGGCCGCATGAGCGACCTGTTGAGATGTGTTTAATTTAAGATGTACAACGGAAAGAAAGTGGAATGATAAACCTACCTTCTGTCGTTTGAATTGGATTAACAAAACCAGATGTATTGATAATAAAGCCAATGTTATGGCTTCTAGAGTGACACCTTACATACTCTAGTATTTCGTTAGCTTTCTGAACAATAAACTCAATCCACGCCTTGCCAGATATGAGTGAAACGGTAAAGAAATCATCACCACTTAGATCATCAATACGACCAGTTCCGTTTGGTTGCTGAAATACGATATATGAATCTGAATCATTACCTTCTTTTTCATTCCAAATATAATCCTGCTGAATGAAGCCATCAGATAACCCGGATTCAGAAAAATAGCTTTTCAGTCTCTCAAAGGTCGTCATATTTTAAATTCCTCAGCAACAGCCTGATCAATCATTTGCTTCGTTTCCTCAAATCCTTTCAGGAGGAATTCTTTCTTAGCAGTAGGTCTGCGGAAAGTTTGTTTAACACTAGGATCATGAACGAAAACAGCATACGAAGCAGAATAACCAACGCGACCAGTAAATAGTGTGCCTTTTACTTTTACATCTCTAAATTGTGAGTTAATGAGCGTTTTAGTGTCAATTGGCGTGTATACAGCAGCTTGCCTACCGCCAATATCTAGCGCTCTATGCATGGCTCGAGCTATCTTTTTTGATGCTATACTTCCAACCAGAGAGTTTAAGTTAGATATCGCATTACCTATTCCTTTTACTTTTGCCCCCATAGTTACACCGCCGTTGTTAGTGTGTAATCATCTAGGCCTCCATTAATATCTCGGTCTCTATCGATAGACTTAATCCTACTAGCACCATGCAAAAATGGATCTCTATCTTCATGTTTGCCAATGGCGATATAGTCTTCTTGAGTTGCTTCGCTATACTCAGTCCAAATAACATTCTTAATGATTATTTCAGTGCCAATGGTTTTTCTACCATCTTTAAAACTACTTCCGTAATCACATCGGATATGAATTGGCTCTGAAAATATGGGTTTACCGTAACCATCTTTACCTGTAATTTTCCAAATGGTTGCCCACCCCTTGCAAAATCGTCGCAGGATTTTCCCCATATCACCCCCGAACCACATCAAACTGAACAATGCCAACAGGTCGTTCAATAGGTAAGCTATCGGTACATCCAGAGGGATCCAGAGAAGACAGCGTTTTTAATAATGTTTTTCTACCATCAGCAAAATACTGATATGAAACAGAAGCGCCAGAAGGCGCATGTTCTGAGGATATTTTTCTAACATCAGCAGATGATAATATGAGGATAACCGAATACAGCTTGATTAAGGTAACTACCGCATCTGAATATCCTGCGTTATCAAGGCAATTATCAATAGTGTCCACAATAGATATGGCAGAGCTTATAACAAGGTTTGTTGCCTCAAACCCCATCACCTCTAATTGCTCATTAACTTGCTCACCCGTAATCGCAATAGACATGATCACTCCTTATGGATAAATAAGGGGGCTACCGCCCCTCGCATTACCCACCAACGCTAGTATCTTTGCCAAATGAAACCATAACGCCAGCAGTATCTTTAATATCAGTAGCAATTTGCTTCCAGTTAGCTACTGTTTCAATCTGTGCGTTAGTGGGTGATTTGATACTATCTTTACTCCACTGATAACCACGTAGACCAACAGTAAAGTCGTACTCACCTTGCATTAGTGCCTTAATATTTTCTTGGCCTAACACATCCTGAGCCTTCATGATTAGTGGCGATGTTTGAATTGCTGCAGCGCCAGTAACCAAGCCTAACGAATGCTGTTTGTCTGCATCTGATAAAGCGGGAATATCAGAGATAACAAAACGACGACCAAGGTTATCTTGTTTAATAGCAACGTTACCAATTTGGAACAGGTTATTCGCATTGGTTAGCGTCTCATCCATAAAGTCGTTGAACGTTGCACCATCCATTAACCAAGCAACAATACGTGAATAAGCATCGCCGAATGGACGTGTGGCTTTATTCAAACCTCTTAATGTTGGTGTTTCTCCACCAATAGTAACTGCCGTTGAATTTCCAGAAATAGCTGCTTTCAATGCCGCGCCAGCAGTATTAAGGTAATCTTGCAACATGGCTTCTGCTGATTGAGCAGCAACTACCGCGGCCGCTTCTGAGACATCTTTACCTAGTCGCTTCATCATTGTCGGAGTAACTGAGACGGGACCAATACGACCATCAACCTTAATCATACGATCAAGGATTTGCCCCAATTCTTGTGGCGTTAAATTACCTGAACCATATGCATTACGTCGCTGAGCCAACCCACCAAGTAACTGCCATGATGTTTGCTCAATGTAGTCACCAATATGATCACCATCACCGATAACTAAAGCGCCGCCAGATGCTTCGTTAAATTTACGGACAGCCTGAGCAACCAGTTCTGTTGCTGCTAGAGATACTTGTTTTTGAAAAATATATAAAGACATATAAATTAATCCTCTTGGATATTAGCAATGATTTCACGTGCGCTGTCCACTAATGGATTCGCGCTTTTGGGTTTATCACTGCCTCCGGCTGGTGACTTCCCTTTACCGCCTTCCCCTCCGGTTCCGGTGGCTTTGCTACCGATAATTACTGGAGCAAATAACTGATTACTACGAAATTCTTTTTCTAAATCATCAATGGTAAATGCAGAAGGATGGCCAGCAGCGTCAACCACTCGTGTTTTACCTTCCTCCACTGATAATCGAGATTTAATGTGTGGCATAATTAACGGAGCGGCATCACCAGCAAGCTTTGTAGCCAGAGTTTGCGCGACGTTATCAACTAATAGTGTATGTAGACTTGTGTCTTTCTCCTGCAACTGTGCTAATAGCTCGCTTTCACGCGCCTTTAACTTTTCAGCCCAGCTTTTTTCTAGTGATTCAATATCGCCATTTTTACGCGCTTGATCTTCTGCTGCTTTTTTTGCAGCCTCTTCTGCCTGTCGGCGTTTCTCCTGCTCTGATTTTTTCTCAGAAAGTAATTCATCAACCTTTTTTTGAAGCCCTGATACATCTGGAATTTCTGGCATACCTTCGATTTGAAGTTGGTAATTACCACCAGATTCTTTGTAAAAAGCCTTTTGTTCATCGGTTAATGCGTCAAATTCTTCTTTCGTTAATAAATATTTAAACATCGTAAAACCTCTGGTTTAGATGGTGCAGTCTCTAACTGCTGATAATAAAAAACCCACCGAAGTGGGTTATTTGAGTTCGATACCTGCTTTATTAAAAGCCTCAGGTATGATCCGTTGAAGTTCCTTAAGCGTTATTGGCTTAAAGTATTTATCGAGCTGTAACTTTGCAAATTTATCAGCTGGTAATCCACCATCACGAAATAACTGTGCCCTAGTCTTACCAAGTACAATGTCCTGCCTGTTCGCTGGCTGGCGATAAAGCCACTCGTAATAAGACTCTTCCCCCCATTCAGAATTACCGACATAATCTGTTGTAATTAAGTTTATGTATTTCTCATCTAAAACTGGAAGTAATCGACTACGGCAATTGGGATGAAGAGGAGGTTTAGGGCCCTCTCCTAGTGGATAACGATTACCGGATAATGATCTGCATACTGATGAAGTTTTATTGTCCAGTATTGCGCTGAATTCTTCATACTTAATCAGATCAGGATTCTCTTTGTAGAAATCCACTGCCCCTATACTGTGCGCATGCTGTAAAGAGGTTCTGGATATCATCTGAAAGCCCCTAGCAATCCTACCGACTACCGACGATGCGATGATTAGAGGCTCAACTGATGTCCCGTTAATTGTTGATTGCAGATCAGACACATCACCACCAGATGACAGAGATATCAATGCCTGATTTTCCACTTGCTGAACAGATGTATCAGCCCAAGACTCAATAAACTTAGCTAGGAATAGCGAGCCACTCCATCCTACCAAGCCCATAGGTAAGTTTTGTACATCTCTACGCACTTTTTCATAGTCGGCAGGCTTAATACCTTCGAGAAATGAGTTAAAACCTCGATATTCGGCATCAGCCATAACAATGGCAATACTGATGGCTTCATCAAGCAATTTTTGAGAATAATCAAAGAGAACTGGCTTGAGTGTTTTTTTTAATACTAGAGAGATTGATTTTGCTTTGCTTATTGATGAAATATCACCAGAGAAGGTAGACAGCGCAGATGCCACAGAGGTGCGAATATCTAACACTAAATCACGAGTATCTGCTGTTGATGACTTTAACCTTTCCAGCATGACCTGTATCATTAGTGCGTTATCAAGGATGATGCTCGGCTGCATAGTTACACTCCCAACATATTTGCCCCTCTAGTTACCTCCAACTCATCAACAACATCCTCTGCTTTTTCATCTTGAGGAATAATATTGATACTTTGCAGATACTTAACGAAATCAATCAATCTCATAGAACCTGATTGCAGTGCTGCCAATAATGCTGTAATAGTTGGTGAATCTAACTTAGCGATATCATAAACTTTATTCAGCTGTATTGACGCTTCGCCGCCCCCTGCAAACTGAATACAAAAATTAAGTGCTCGGTTAAATGACTGTTCGACGTTTCCGGAACACAATGAAAGGACAGAATTGTCAGTCTGTGCCTCATCCTGCGCCTGAGTAGCCGTTCTTGCTGACGTCCCACGCTCGACTAATTTAGCGCCCAACATTGCCATTTGCCTCTCTCTGCGCTCAGCTAGAGTGATTTGAATATTTCTATCTTCGGGCTGTGCAAACTTCATGTCACCACCTTGTGGTAGCAATACCCCTTTACGGGAGCCGACAGTAAATCCATCAGACATATGTTTCTCAACCCAGTCATCTGTAAGACCTGTTAATGCAACCATTGGTTGACCGACAGTATGTGCCGATTCTGCGATATCAGCCTCAGCCTGATAATGCTTGATATTCACGTATGCAATATCGGCAAGAGGTGGAGCATCTGGGGTGTGGTCATTATTCATTGAGCCAATCCATGACCATGGCAATTCGCTCAATGATCTCCCGCTCGCATCACTCAATGCAACCCAATCTGTAACCTTTATGTCTCCATCTTCATACCAACGGCGAGAATAAGCTACATCATCAATAAGCCTTAATTCAATCCAGTTATTCTGCATTTGCAGTTCAAAATCATCTGTATCTACTGGCTCTTGATATTTGAGGACAACGAGGGATGTTTTCCCGTTCGTTACACGCCAGTTGATGATTTCTTTTGCTGTAAATAATCGAACATAAGGGCGTCCCTTATTAGCCTCTGACTGAATACCTGAACCGCTAAAATCACTTAATAGACCAGCTCGGCCACGCTGTAAATTTTGCGATAAAGCATCCCTTATCATTTGGGTTAGTGGCTGACCTTGACCGTCTATGTCAGTTTCTAAATACTCGACACCACCGCTAACACTAATCTTTACTGGCTTACTAAACGCAATACCAAGTAAACCGCTAAGTGTCCTTCCAGTGGCATTAAAGAAAGATGCTCTAGATAAATAACGCTTATAACGTTCGTTATCTTTATCATCCATGTCTTTTTTATCTGCTGGATGAGGGAGATATTTCTCCTTCTTGCTTTTAACAACGCGTTCGCCATCAACACAATCGCCGATCATGTCCCACTCAGGCAAAAACTCATTGTAAGCTGGATGCTTATAATCAACGTTTGTATTCATGTTAATTCCAGTTAAATTCTATTTTCTTAGTCAATCGCTTAATATTTCTGCGACTCACAGCAAAATACCTAAACCCATCAGCATCATGCGACGTGTAATCATGAAGTGGTTTATCTTTCCAGCACCCTCGCTTGTCATCCCATTCTTTTCGGTAGCCCTCTAAGTGAACAATTCCCTCACTGCATTTGTGTTCGTCGAACACACAAAGAGGAAGGATTTCACGCACCGCCTCAATACCCTCATCAATTGAAAGCTTCGGCACTACGTCAAATCGCATTGAATAGTTTTCACCGTCGATTTCGTACCCTTCACGCGCTAACTCACGTCGAGATTTCGCATCTGAACCAAACTCACGGTTATCGATATCATGAGGGCCATTGTGACTTGCATATGTGTAGCCTTTGTCTTTCAGCACTTTCATGTAATGCCGCAAACCTTCACCACTGTTTGAGTAGTGATCAATAACATGGAATTCCTCACCAACCTCACGAATAAACCAGATTGACGTTGAGTCACCCACACCAATATCCCAGTACGTATGAACCGGTAGGTGCGAGTTATCAGGAAGTGTACCAATGCGTTTATTTTCGTACAGGAAGCGGAATTGTTTGGCGTAGTAAGCGCCTTCAACCGATTGTTGGAATGCCTCAGACGGTATTGACGGGTATTCCCGCTTCATATCATCGCCAAGTGTTTTCTCTTTGGCGTAATACCATGCTTTCTGACGCTCGTTTAATTGAACGCCATGTTTACTTGATATCTCATTGAAGTAATCAACTAACCGCTGTGGTAATTGCTCCACAGGATCAATGGAGTATTCAGGATTCTTCCACCATGAGAAGAAAAAGAATTTCCAGTCTAGGTTAGAGAGAGCCTTGTTCTGAATTTGTGCTTTCTCAGCCGACTGGCAATAATCAAAGAAATAACCTGCTCTACCTTCAGCTGTGCTTTCAATTGTCGTGAAGCAATCACTTGATACTGCCTCAAATGCGCCAGTGACTATCTCACGAGCCTTATCTGGGTACTTAGCACATATCTTGCCGAATTCAGAGATATGCAAGTAACGAAGCGTGCCGCCGCGAAAAGAGGTACTTACATAAAGTGAACCGCCATTACTGAAAACTAGCTCACCAACAGAGTCATTCTTTGCGGGGTTAGCCCTTCGAATTACTGCAGGTAAATTGTCGTATGCGTATTTAACCTTTTCCCTAAATAATCGCTTTGCGTCATTTAAGGTATGAGCAATCAATGCGCATTTTGCTGATTCAAATAAAGCTGCGTCTAATTGAACAATACAAACTAACGTTGTGAAACCAAGCTGACGAGCCTTTAAGATGATATTGCGTGTGTGCATACCATTAAAGTATTCAAACTGCTCAGGCGTCATTCTGAACTTTACTTTCTTACCTTTTTTATCAGTAATGAAATAGAGATTATTTAAACGCCAAAACCTATCCTTTAAATTCTTTTTTAATATTTCAAATTGCTGATTTTTTGCAGCCATATTATGACTCCGATGATATCTCTCTCAGCAACTCTGCCATTTGCTCATCTACTGAATGTTCAATTTTCCTCGGCGGCTCCCAGCCCTGCATATCAGCCAATTGCTTAATCGCGGCTTTAGGATCATGAAGCTTTAACTTGATGCCATCTTTACTTGCTGTGAGTTCGGATATTGCCGCTAGCGCTTTAGGATCTTGCAATGCGGAGTCTTTAAATCTCCACACAGATTGAATAACTGGATTACCGTCGTCATCCGTTCCCATCTTGTGCTCACTGAATTCAACCATTTCTGATACTGAGCTACGTCCGATAGAAGAAAGTCTCTCTAGCGCTTCCTCTCGGCTCATAATCGCATTAGAAATAGCTACCTCATTCATTGCATCTAAGAACGATTTAACCTTAGGATTTCTTAGGATCTCACTTGCTGATGAGTATGCCGTGTCGTCAGTCTTTGCCTTGTAGCCAGCTTGCTTGTAAGCATCTATTTGATTGAGTCCTTTCAAGATGCCTAACACGAATTTCTGTTGTAACTTTGTTAGGGCATCAAAAAGAACTTTCTGCTCATCTGTGAGCGTTGGTTTATTTTGAGACATACCCTTTCCTTAATATTTACTGTTCAACCACTGGAACATATTTAATATCACTAATCTCATCAGGTGATATGTATACCCATGAGCCATCGAGTGATGCGATACCGATTAACCCGTTAGTCACACGAGGCTCTTTAGTGGTCATCACGCCTTCGTAGGTTGTACCGTCTTTCTTAGTTGCTATTACGTGATATTTTTCTGACATATTCCACCCAATAAAAAAGGCCGCTAGGGCCTATTCTTTCTTGCCAAATATCGACTTAAGAACCCATAGAATTACCGACAATCCAACTACAGTTCCCCAGTTGATGTTTATTGCCAAGTCTAATCCTGCTGAATCAGCAAACCAGTTCCAAATATGTAGCAAGCACCATGACAAGAAGAAACTTATTGATAGAGCTACAACCATAAATATGGCTAATATTGCAAAAGATTGACCTGTTGTTAGTCCAGTATTTTTTATTTTCATAGTGATATCCTCATGCCGCCAATCTATGCATCTCATCGAGTAATGGTTGCTTATGGTTTTTATTAAACAACTTAGTTAATTCATCCTTTCGTTGTTCAAAGTTCCATCCCATTGAGATAAACACTGTGTTGGCTCTTTGCAATTCAGTTACGCAATGTATTTACTCTGGAGTTAGGTAATCACGAATAGGTTCTTTCTTTCCTATTTCGTTATGAACACGAAACTTAGCAGATGTCATACCAAGAACAATGCGATTAATTAAGTCTGCCTCGTTACTGAAGTGATGAGGTGAAATAGTCTTACCTTGCTCCTCTCTCGACCTCTTGACTGCATCAGTCATTGGTTTGTATTCCAATCTTGATGTGTTTCTATCTAGTTTTTTAGCAGCCAAAGCAGACCGCATTTTAAAGAATTCAGAAACAAGCCTTTTCTTAAACGCTCTAACGACATCATTATTACGCATGTATGTAATTAACAGTGTCGCCTGATGTTCATTAAGTAACGCTACTTGTTGTTTTTGTCGTCCACCATCGGTATCAAAGGATCGCATTTCAAATGCTACCCTTCCGAATTCATTAAGGTCATCGACATAGTGACGAACAAGCTGAATGACTGTTTTGTGTTTCTTTTTAACTCCATCAGCAATTGCAGAAGAGCTAGTTAACAAATCAAACTTTTTAATTTCCACTAAAGACATGGTGTATTTCCTTATAGAAAAGCGAACCTGTTCACCAGAAATAACCGCCCCACAGAAAACACCATTAACGGTTTTTCTCAGGCTCGACTTTCTGTAAGGTTCTGTGAGTGTTTTTAATTGCGCGGTGAATGCACAGAGTGAAATGCGTAGAGTTCGCAGCTTAGCGATACACAGCTAAGCCACTTCTAGTCTGTTCCTAGCAGTCAAGATATGATCACTCTCCTTAATGGATAAACGATTTATCTAACCAAACTGGTATATATACTTACTTAAGCTATACTAAGTAATCATCACTATACTTTGATTGATATCTTGTTAGTTTGCCCACGCACCCATGCTGGGCTTTTTTTATTCTTTTGGAATGCTTTTATCCAACTCTTCACGGAATTTAACTGGATTATCTGAACCTTCTACTGCCATGATATTTCTCCATTAAAAAGCCCCGCTATTACGAGGCGATTGTTTTCTAAAAACTTACGTTGATTATTAACAGATTGGCTTACTTAATATTGGTAATCTATTGTTTTCACACATACTAGTGAAAGCCCTGTGGGAGCCCAAACTCACAGGGTTATTTTTATCTACTTACTTCAATTTCCCGTATTGCTTTCTTGTTGGCTAAAGTTTGAGTTTATCAATCTCTTCATGATCGGGACGACGATAATTCAGGATGTAACCCGGCATCTTCATAAACCTATTATTTTTGTCTTTTGCACTCACTACTACTGAATGGCAAACAGATGACGTGTCGAATGTTTCATCATATTCATACAATAAAGCTGCCATTTTATCTTGCCATTCAGTAGGCATTTCATGCATGAGAACTCTTGGCATGACTAGAAATGATGCATAAGACAATCCAAACCAATTCCACAATTCACTGCTATTTTTTGACTGTGTTGCCTTACTCATTTAAACACTCCATTCTAATGTAGATTTAAAGTACTTCTAGCCGACTCGATATCGCGGATAGCTTTCTTATCTGAATTACATTGCTCAATAACCGATAAAAGGGAGATGTTTAACATTAATGATTCTCCCCATGTCATTTGTTCTGGTATGTATGGCAAAAGACAATCAGCGGTGAGATGTGCCGGTATCGCTATATGTTCCACTGGCACGTATTCTTTCTGAATAGTCGTGCATCCTGATAAGAGCGTCATTAGGAATAGCAGTATTGGCACAATCATTATTGACAAGAACAGTTTTGATAACCGTTTTAACTTTTTCAGAATCCACGGCTGACCTATTCCGCTCTTCGCTATTAAGTGATGAGACATTGTTGATAATCCTGAATGTACGGTTGGCGTTTTCTGTAATGGATTGCTGGCTAGATAACTGATTGGTTGCTGTGTTGTAATCTTTGCTCAGTTTGTCGTAATCATCTATTACCCACCATAACCAGAATGCAGATATTGCCAGTAGACCAGCTAATACCTTAGTTAGCGTACTCATGCTGGATATGTCTTATGAGTTAATTGGAAGTGAGGGCCATCTTTAAATGTTTTCCAGTTACCGCCCCATTCGATATCGACGCCGAACTCTTTCGCCGCTTGCATCATGGCATCAGCTACTTTTTTAAAGTATGACCAATCATTCCAAGGGATCTGATTATTTACCAATGGAGCACAATCAACAGCGTGGCCAGTTAAGTGACGACTGTTCATCGTTTGGCTTTTTCCACTTGCAACTAATTGTCGTTGACGGGATTCATTGCGCTTACCTTCAATTACCATAAAATCAATATCAGTAATTTCTAATGCTCGATGTACTACTTTAACCAAATCAGGATGAACGCCACGGAGGTTTTCTTCGCTACGTTTACTTAATCTAAACTTACTCACTTCTTACCCCCTGTAAACTTATCCCAGAAGAAATCCAATGCTAAAGAGCCAGCGGAACCACATAAGCCAGCCGTAAATAACGTGTAATAGAATGAGGCGTTAAGCTCTATTGATATAAGACCGCCCATCATCCCAGCAAAGCCAGATACGAACATTTGCATAATTGCCCCTACCCAGCTCCACCGATAACCGTTACGTTTATTGTCAATAATGTATCTAGCCAATCCGCCGTATAGGGAGATAGCGAATATGACACCCCATGCGGTGGCACTGAATTTGTCTTTCTCGTCCATTCGTGTCATACCGCCTCCTTTCTGGAGGAATTAGTTAATAGAACGCCGACTCACAGCTCTTGTGTGAATGTGAGGTGTTGTGATTGATTCTGTGGTCGGCATATACGAAAAAAGACCGCCTAAGCGATCTTCTGAATGTGAACTATCCGGTAATTCCGGATGGTTGGAATAATTGTGGAGGCATACGCTGAGAGTGTATGCGTTCAGGTTCCCCATGGCGTGTGTGCTTCTATCCTGATAAGTGCAGTAGCCCATGCGAGTTAGCCAATCATCCTTGGCATTCTCCACAATGGTTAAGGCGCCTTCTCCATGCAGTGCAAGGGTGATTTTACTCACCAAAAGACACCTTACCATTGCAGATAACAAAAAACCCCGCCGAAGCGAGGTCTTGAATGAGGTAAGTAAACTTAAGAGTCACGTAAAGCAACTTACCTGATTAGTATTGCTAATTTGATATTATAAGTCAATAGCAAAGTTCAGTTATTTTCTTAACTTTAGCTACACGTTTGCGATTATTCATTGCATTTCGCAGAGGTTCGTACAATAACCACTGTGCAGCCTTGAGTTTTGCATCAACATCATTTCTGCAAGTTCCAAGTGATGGCTTTTTAAATCTATTGCCACCCTTGGTTTGCATTTTGCGTGGTTTTGCAACTCGGTGATAGTAAGATGCAATCGACAACTTAGATGAACCATGAGCGTAATAACTTAGTAATATTCCATAAGCCTGTGTGTCAGTGGCGATGACTGAATCTACGACCTGAGAAATCAACATTCCTTCATCGTCATTGCACATAGGTCTTGATGGGTTTTTACTTGGCTCTACTGTTTGCATGAATTTATAAATCATGTTGATCATACGAATATCGATACGACCAGAATATACCCACGCCCCCCACAGATTTAACCATCCATCAAGCCAGCGAAACTGCTCATCTGTTAATTCCTTTTCTCCGATATAGCTCATCTCGCCTCCGGTAATACTGTGTGATATCTATCGCAACCGACTGAGTACATAATCCGGTTACCACACCTCTTTGCCTGTACAGTTTCGACGACTTTCATGAATCCGTTATTTAATTGAATAACTGATAAATAGCGCTTTGTTTTATCACCAGTGCGCTCTGTTAATGCCCTAAACCTACATTCTTCAATAGCTGCGATTAAGTCAGTGAACATCATCTATCTCCCATATCGTGATATCTAATGAGCCATGAGTAACCTTTTCACCTCGACGGATCCGCATATCATCAATCTGGCTATCATCTCCCCAAAATTTGGCATGAGTTAACGAATCGAAAACGGCTTTAGGCAAGTTATCGAGGTCTCTTTGTCGTTTATCTGGGGGATTTGCTGTGATGACTATTTTGATGCGGGAAGTGGTTTTGACGTCTAGGTTATGTTGCTTGATGTAATCTGTTACTTGCTTTCGATAGTTAGTGCCTTTGGATGAGATATAATGGCGTCCTCTACAATGCCTCCAGTACGTATTATTGCTCGGTGGCCACGGTAATTTTAAGTGATACTCGTTCATACCTTAATCTTACCCTCCTTGATGAGAATGTCCTGAGTACGAATAACGCCTTCTAAATGACATTGCTTTGCGTATTCAGCATCGACATAATGAGTGCGTCTATCTGATTCATCATGACAAGCACTACACGCCCAAGCACCAAAAATATCATTAGGCTTTATTCCGGTACCGCAAATGCCAGACATTCGATAATGAGCTAAGACGACAGTTTCAGAATTACCGTTACACACTCCAGGTATTCTAATTTGGCATTCACGGCCTCGAGCTTCTTTGCGTAAGTTCGCCATCTCCCTCTCCTTTGATTTTATCCATCACTTCCAAATGAGCGTATTCATCAGCGCACTGAGCACACACATAAATTTCATCATCTGTTAGCGGTCTATCGCATGACATGCATTTCATTTGATTTTCCTTGTCGCATCAAATCCAGTTAGCTCATTCAATCGTTCCGCTGTATGAACAGACCCGAGGCGAAACATTACGCCAAGATAATCAACTGCGCCCTGTTTACCAAAGACAGATAAAAATAGGTATTTAAATGCTCTCTTAACAACACACCATCTTTTAAATGACTTCTCACCGATGATTACAAAATCAACTGAGTCATCCATTAGCTTTAGCTTTGGGTTCATTCTTCCTGTTTCCTTTTCAATTTCATATACTCGCTATCTTCCGGAGTAGTTAGTATTAAACCGAACTGTGAAGCCCACGCTTCAACTCTCTGTAAGAAGTAATGCATATCCCCTTTATCTAACCTTGAAGTGTGCCTAAGTGTCTCTCGTTGCGTTTTTTCACCCGTTAATACATCGGTGTACTCAGTTACTTCAAATCCAAGGTAAGTGGCTTTTAAACTTTCCTTCACCCACGCTTCAGTACAGAACTCACGACCAGACTTAATCAAGTAATCGCTGATTTCTTTGTACCAAACATGGCTTAATGAGTTTTGAGAGAGGCTTCGTTTTGGTTTGTAAGGCTTGATGGTGACGCTGAGTTTTGGGTGGGATTTAAGTAGTTCAATTACGTTGCTATCAAATAGCTTTTTCGTTGATTCGTGTAGACAGAAGTTCTCCATAATTACCTCGTACATTCCAACACTCAACCGCTAATTCCATATTTTCAGCAATAGGACCTCTTGCACCACAGTGATTACACTGAACAAATGAATTGTTAAATACTTGCATGATTTCCAATTTTTCTGATTCGCAGAAATGACATTTTCTATCTGCCCAATTAGTTCCCTGCATTAGATGCCTCCCGTTGGCTTTTTGCTGTGCCTGAATTGCCGAATGTGTAAATCATTTTAGGTAAGCCTTTTTTTCCGCGAAAATCATTCATCCACTGTAAATACTCAAGATGATCTAACTTCTTTGCTACGCGGTAAGCTCTGTTTATTTTTTTACCTCTTACCAACCTTCTTTTGCGAACTCTCATTATTTCACGCCAGCGTTTCCTATCAGGGTAGCCTGCCGCCATATGAGCTCGTGTAGAAATGATATCTTTATAATCTTCCCATGCGCGGATTAGCTCTGTTAACGTTGTTCCTTTCATCTAAAAATCCTCTTGCGTGTTATCTGAAGCCATGCTTTTGCTTCAAACTTGCGATTATTGATAGTGATTTATTACGGCTTGTTGGTGTGACTTTGTGTTCAATTTGAAGTACTGGTGCTGGAATGTTTTCACCTGATTTGATTCTTGCCGTCATGATCCGCAACTCTTTGGCGCAAAGCTTCTTAACCTCACTATCAGTTAGGCTTTTACTTCGCATCTCAGAGTAAATTTTGGTAACCATCCAGTAGCAAGCGTTTGAGGGCCATTTCATTTCACGCCAGCCACGCATTTTGCAGTATTCTCGATAGAGTTCGTAAAGCTGATCCTCATCAGGAAGACCGGCAGCTAGCGATTCACCTTGTTTACACCATTGAATAAATTGACCAGGAGCAGGAAGAAACGGATTCTCTTGCTGTCTGGCAATTTTCATCCCTGCGTTAATTTGATCTATCGTTCGAATATTGTTTTCAGCAAATGCTTTTGTCCACTGGCGTTTAAACTCGTTTAAATCCTCCTGATCTTTGAAGTTCGCCATTGACGCTGGAAATGTTGCTCGAAGTTGCTTGAATAACTCATTGAATACTTGCGCGGTATGCTCTCTGACTGGCTGTGTTTGCTGTAATGGCGCTGAATTGCTCATTGCCTGTAATGCTCTACCATCCCGTTGCTGAATGGCAGTAACAAGTGATTTCATATATCAACTCCCTCCATCCATTTTGTGTCATCAAAGTCTATCTTGGGCTTCTGTGAGATTTGGTTACTAATTGCGGGTTTACGATTAGCTTGCTGACTTTGGATAACCAGAGTGTCCCATTTCTCACGTAGTTTTGCGGGAGATAACACGTTGCTACACCAGAACGAGTCACGATTAGCCCATTTAAACATTCTGCAAATATCTTGGTGTGTATGTCCGTCTAGTTGTCTCATCAGGCGAACATCGTTAGCCCATGCTGACCAGTTAGGTTCTTTAGTCGTAGGACTTACAATCAACACTTTCTCGTAAATCCATTGAGCAGCTTTTAGGTCTTCAGCATTACCCCATTTGTCCCCTTTCTCTGAACTCACAGCTGCATCAGGTTTTACCTTACGAGGCACAGAAGATTTTTTTCTCGGACGATCATTTAATAATTTATTATTAAATATATATTGTTCATGATGTGCGGATTCATGTGCGTTGTTATGTGCGGGTATGCCATCTAAAGGTGCATGAATGATGGCTTCATCATGTGCGTTGTTATGTGCGTACTTATGTGCGGGTACACTGACTAAATTTTGAGCATAATCACTATAATTTGTGATTGTTATCACCGTACCTTTATGCTTCTCCCCTTCGATTGAAATCATCCCTTCACGAACAAAAACAGCCAGCATTCGATTAACCGTATCTCTACTGGTTGGCTTGCCGTTCCTGTCGCACAGGTTTAGCCCTAGATTGGCTGGAGTGGTAACCAGTTGACCAGCCTTTAAATGCCATATATGACCTTTGTAGTTGGCTGTGTATGGCTCGCTCTGAGCTTCTAACAATAAGTTTTCCCACAGTGCTCTAAGATAAACATCTTTAGCCCATGACTTATTTTTTATGCTCCTGTACAACGGGATGAAACCTAGTTTCTGGTTTTCCACCCTGTTGCTCCTTTGTTGTCTTGCAACACCAAGATCGTAGAATTTAGCTGTATTCACCACGACCTCCATATCTGTTTGTTAAGTAAACAGAATTCATATATAATTACTCCATTAATTAGCTGTATCAGCAAAAGGAAAGCTCAAAATCAGCTTCCCTTTAATACTGGTTATTGATACAGTGTATTTGTTAAGTTAAATGGTTAAGTCCATTTGTTGAGAAACCTCACCATTCGCCGTGGTTGAGGTTTTTCTTTTTGGTGCTTTGACATGTTCAAGCATCTGAATTAACGCTCTAGCCTCATCACCTTGCAATATCACTGTGTCATCTGGTGTCTCATACCCAATAGCAACTAAAAGCCTTGCACAACGTTGTATGAAGCTTAATTGCGTTTTGGATTGTTGAGATTGCCAGCGAGATATTTGTGATTCGTGAATACCCGTTCTTTTCGCTACTTCTCTAGCGCCAGTAACAAGTATCCCTTTCATGATTTTTGATTCGATTTCTCGAAATTTGCGTTCGTTTGATAGTTCCATTTGTTAAATTCCTTCTTAGATTACTTCCCATATTGGGAACAGCAGTAATGATCCGTGGCTCATTCCATATGAGCGGATTGTTGATAACAATTTGCCGATTGAAGTCAAAAGGCATGGCGTGAATTTTTAAAGAGCGTGATGGTAGTTATTTACCAGATGGAAACGGTTTAACTTCTTCTGCTTCAACTGTTCCATCTTGTTTTCTGATAATGAAAATATTTCTTTTCTTTAAAATTGCTTTACTTATCGCGCTTTGCCTAACACCTAACAATTCAGCTGTTTTGTGTTGTCCTAGCTCAGTAGCAAATTTAGTTAATGGGACTCTTTCCATAGTTTCTCCTTTTTTAATTATTATCACCGCAAGTGATAAAATAGTCAACACCTGCGGTGATTGGTAAATATTCCATTTGGTAATAAAATTGCAGTATGAAAAAGAAACCGATCACTGAAGAACAAAAAGCTGACGCTCTTCGCCTGAAAAATATCTTTGAGGCAAAAAAGAAAGAGCTTGGCTTATCACAAGAAACCCTAGGCGATTCAATCGGCATGGGGCAGAGCGCTGTTGCTCAGTTATTGAATGGAGTAAACGCTCTAAACATAGAAAACGCAGCAAAGTTAGCTGAGGCGTTACAAGTTACTGTTGATGAATTTAGCCCATCACTAGCTAAAGAAATTAGAGGCATGTTTAAGGCTGTCAGCCCATTAAAAACACCAAGCATGGATGAGAAATATCAATACCCTCTCTTCACGAAGGTACAGGCTGGTGCTTTCTCAACAGAATTTAACTCATACACTCAGAAAGATGCTGTGTCGTGGATACCAACAGCTAAGAAAGCCAGTGAGCGTTCTTTCTGGTTAGAGGTTGAAGGTCAATCAATGACAGCACCACCAGGAGGTAAGCCAAGTTTTCCTGAAGGAATGCTAATTCTGGTTGATCCTGAGGAAGAAGTAGAGTTCGGAGATTTCTGTGTCGCTCGTTTGCTAAATGATGAGTTCACATTCAAACGATTGATTAGAGAAGGCGGAGTTGAGTATCTAGAGCCATTAAACCCACGCTATGACCTGATCCCTATTAACGGTAACTGCACAATCATAGGTAAAGTAATCAAGTCACAATGGCCTGACGACACGTTTTAATACAATAAGGTATTAGTTATATTTATTTTTCTACACACCAAATGGGATCTGGTTTATACACAAAGGAATATAATATGGAAAAAGATACTGGTGTCCATGATACTATTGATGATACTGATGTTTATGTGTACATAGGGGACATAACAAGGGCTGGATACAACAAATTATCAACAGAAATTGAAAATAGAATAACTGCCAATAAAAAGCGTGAACATGTAATTTTATGTATTTCTACTTATGGCGGCGATCCTGATGCAGGATATAGAATTGGTAGAGCTCTGCAACATTATTATACTGGAAATGTATCAGTTCTTGTGCCAAGCTTATGTAAGAGCGCAGGAACATTAGCTGTTATTTCTGCTGATAACCTAATTATTGGTGACCGAGGTGAATTAGGACCTCTTGATATACAACTAAGAAAAGCTGATGAAATGGGAGAGTCTAGCTCAACTCTTGATATCTTTAAAGCTGTAGATCAATTAGAATCACGCACTTTATCGGCCTTTAGACAATATCTCACTGATATAAAATATGGCAGAGGAATTAGCACTAGACTATCAGCAGACATAGCATCAGAATTAGTTAGTAATTTATACCAGCCAATAGCTAGCCAAATTGATCCACATAAAATTGGTGAACATCAAAGAGCTATGGGAATTGCATTATCTTACGGTGAGCGATTAACAAAAAAATCTAATAACCTGAAAGAAGGATCACTAACTAAATTAATAGTTAACTATCCATCACATGGATTTGTAATAGATAGAAGTGAGGCCAAAGATCTTTTCAATAATGTAAACTGTCCTGATGGATTGTCAGCAAATGTTTATAATATGATTAGCCAATGGATCATAAAAGACCCAAATATAATTGGTGGCACACCTTTCGTATCAGATTTTGAAAGTTTTCTAAAAAGAACTGCTGACGAAACACCAAAAACCGAGAATCAAGAAAATGACAACAGAAATAATGACATTGAATCAGACGCTGTCGAGAGCGAACCAACCGGAGATAGATCTGGTGAAAATAGTGAGCACTCAGAACAAGGAAATGAATCAGGAACTGAAGAAAGCCGAAAACCGAGAAGTAAAAGAAAAACTTCATGAAAGTCATAGGCATTATTATCTGTAAAAAAATAAAATAAATATCCCCTGGCATAGCCGAGGGTTTTCTATATACAAATACAATAAAAAGCCCTCTCCGCGAGGGCTTTTTTGTACCATCTCCCCTCCAAAGAAGTGATCTGCATTCCAATCTGAGATTTATTTGAAAATAAATTATCTGAAAATACAATAAATTAACACCGCCAGTTATATTATTATCACCTGCGGTGTTGACTTATAAATCACCGCTGGTTATATTTAATCACATCAACGGCAAGCAAGATACATAAGCAAGCCACGCTCTTTAAAAATATAGCAGTACGGACAATGACATCTTGTCCAACATTTCACTGAGTGAGTTTTGGGATTGGTGAATACGTGTAGCTCAACGGTAGAGCGAGGCCATAAAGCTGGGGTTGTGGGTTCGAGTCCCATCACGCAAGTAGGAAGTAATTACCTACTACCAATCACTAAAACTTATTCAGAGGAGGCAACATGACAACTTATATTCAACCGTTAAAAACGTCACCTAAGAAAGCAGGTGAACGTAAACAAGTAGAAGTTAAGCATGTAAACAGTAATTCATATAAAGCGCGTCAATACGCTAGATATGCAACTTTCAGAGCTAACAAACTGAAAGAAGAAGAAATTACTAAAGCTAACTCAGTGAAAGAGAAGAAAGAACGCTCTGTTCTCTCTCTCAAACCAACAAAGCATTATCCAAGTGGAGATAACTGTTGCTTACCTAATGTAGCAGTATTTTCAGGAGTTAAAACAAAACAGCCGAGCAGTGAGTTCGGTGTTACGGCGAGGGGGTAGATATGACGCTATTTGAATTTATGAATAGCAGTAGAACGGATGGTTTTCTATGTAAGCGGGTTCACTGCAATGATGGATATTATGTAAGTATTCAAGCAAGTTATGGGCACTACTGTTCACCGCGTCAAGACCTGCCATCTTATGATCTTTATGACAGCTATGAACTTGGATTCCCATCTGAGGATGACCAACTAATAAACGCCTATGCAGAATGTGATGATTGCTTTACAGAAACGGTTTATCCATACGTTCCAAAAGAGGTTGTTATTGCTTTGATTGAAAAGCACGGCGGAGTGAAAGTTAGTTAACTAATTACAGTCCATTATGTGGGCTGTGGTGAGATAGCTTTTTTAGACCAACAAACCAAAGGCGATAAATCGGTCTCGCCTAATAAAAAGCACCGTTTGAACAGGAGGATTTATGTAAGCTGGCTTGCTAGCCTGAGCGCATCAGGCAACTAACCAGAGCTTATTACTTAGTGGGCTGTGGTGAGTTGATTAATAGATAGGAGCTACAATGAAATGTAGCAATAAATATTGCCAAGATGGCATTGAGTTTATTACCTGTTGCTCTGGTCGTGAATGTGGCTGTATGGGGCAACCAGTAGCGGCAACCAATTGCAAGGAATGCAATAAAGAGAATAGAGAGCCAACAGACGAGCGAGTTATTCAAGAGATGCAATACCTTGAATGGCTTGGTGATTAATAGATAGGAGATAGAGATGGAAATATGGTTTAAGGAATTTGAGTCACATGGGCGTCAGATTCTAATCAAGAAAGCACATGACGCCGATGAGTCAAAAATCGGGGTGCAATATTGCTGGCCAGAGAAACTTTTCGCTGTCGATTTTGGATTGTGGATAGATTACGACGACGATGATGAGGAAAGCTTTAATGAAGCGGAAGAAGCACGCAACAAGCTATTCGACACCATCGATCAGGAAGCAGTAGATACCGCGGTGAGTAACTTAATTCAAAAACTCAAGCTTGATGATTAGCATCGTGTTTAGTTAATAACGGAGGGAGATAGAGATATGTTCGATTACATAAATGAGACTTACGGCTTAAACATTAAAAAAGGCGGCCGTGTTCGATATACATTCGGTAATGGTTCAAAAGAAGGGACAATAGTTGGAGTTCACTCAGCTAGCCTGAAAATAAAAATGGATGGCGATGATTATGCAGATATCTATCATCCCACTTGGGAGCTTGAGTATCTCTAGTTAATAACGGAGGGAGTATGACATGGGAAAAATGACATTCGTAGTTGAGTATGAAGATGGCAAGGAGCCGTCTGTTAATGCAGGAATGGAGATACTAGGCGGTAAATTGTTATCAGTTGGATTTAATGACTACCGAGATGAACAACTAACTCAGGATGAAGTTAGCGCCTTAAATCACGCAATTAACTTTAACGACCTGAAAGAAACCTGCGAAGATTTTGAAGTCAATTATGACGAAGTTGTAGCAAAACTCTAAAGCCCTCGGTCAGCAGTAACCCATCACTTAATCATTCATATCGCTATTAATAGTGAGGAATACGCACATAAGGAATTAATTATGAAATTGAATATCACAGTAGATTTAGATTGGTTAGAAGAAGATGGAAATATTGATGAAGAAGTTAAACATCAAATTATACAGGGTGTAAAAAGTGCAATTTCCAAGCAGTGTTTGGATAAAGTAGAAAAGCAAGCATCCGAACAAATAAATCAAGCCATCAATGATTCTATCACAACTGCGAAAAAAGCAATTGAGCAAAAAGCGATTACATTTGCCGATGAGTGGCTAGAAAAAGAAGTAACTGTTACCGATAAATGGGGTGATGTGCAAGATTGCCTTACAATCACCGACCTTATTAAACGAACCTTTGATAATCTGCTGGAGAAGAAAGTTAATGATAATGGAAGTTTTACCGATGGTTATGGAAGTGGGACGCGATTAATTACATGGCTAACAGATAAACGAGTTAAAGATGTCGTTCAGGAAAAATTAAAAGGTATCAATAAGGATATTGATCGACAAATCACGGAAGCTGTCAACGCTGGAATTCGAAAAAATGTCTCTGATAAGTTTGCTGAAATGGTTGTAATGACAGCACAGCATCAAAACGCACTCGAACACAAGTAACCCACCGCACCAACACCAGATAACCACCCTATCGCTCACCTAGCGAGGTAACAATGAAAACTAACTATTACATCACTATGCGTGATTGCATGGCGGTGCGTATCACTACGCCTCAAGCACGTAAGAATAAACGTACAAGCCCATGGTTGTTCAGTTTGGCTGTGGTCATTGTGACAACCGTTGGCGTAATACCGACATTTGTAAGTTGAGGTGATTATGCAAATTTCATACAGCTACTCGAACGGAACTCGGGTAGTAGACGGCAAAACAGTCATGGAATTTGACGAAAGTAGCAAGCTTAGTATTGAGACAGGAAGTTTCAGTGAGTTGGCTAAGTTAACGGAAATTGACTCAGTTGAGACGATGGAATATGTGCTCGATTGTGACGATGAATCGCTTGAACGGATTATCAATGCGATAGGCAAGGAAGCCTTTATTAACAGGATATTGAGAGTTTCTAAGCTAAGGAGAGTTGCGTGACTCAGATTCTAGATATGTGCTGTGGTAGTCGCATGTTCTGGTTTGACAAGGAAGATAACCGAGCAATTTACAGCGACATCCGCGCAGAGAAGCATATTTTATGTGATGGCAGGAAGCTAAATATCACACCAGACATTATCGCTGATTTTAAAAACCTCCCCTTTCCTGACGGTTCATTTTATCAAGTTATATTCGACCCACCTCATTTAATCAGGGTTGGCCACAACGGATGGATGTTTAAAAAGTATGGGCGATTAAATAAAGAGTCATGGAAAGACGATTTATCAAAAGGATTTAGTGAAGCATTTAGAGTGCTCAAGCCAAACGGAACATTGGCATTCAAGTGGAATGAAACGCAAATACCTACCAAGCAAGTTTTAGCGCTAACCGACCAAAAACCAACAATAGTACAGCGTGTCGGTAAGAACGATAAAACGCATTGGGTGCTGTTTATTAAGGAGGAGTTATGAGCAACTCAAAGCAATGGTTAGAAGAATTACGCAGGAAGCGTAAAGAATCGCAGGAACGCGAACACGATGAATTTATGTATCAAACGGAAGTGTTAGGACGACAAGGACTGTCGATACCAACAAAGGATTTTTCAGGAGATTTTCAATGAACGTTTCTAACTCTTACCCTACCGATAAATACCCTCAATTAGCATCACCGTCATTAGCAAAAAACAGAGAGGAAGCTCTGGCTCAAGCTATTGCAATGATTGAGGGTCATTTGCCAAATACGAGCGTGAAGGAGAGAGAAAAGCGATTAGCAATGGAACTGCTACACATGAACTTGGACGCATCGAAAAATCACCCTCCTCTACCGCCTCACATTCAGGTATTACGCGATGCAGAAAGGAATTCTGTATCTAGTCGCAATATTGAAATCGATTACTACGGAAGCGATCGGCGTCAAGGTCAGTATCTTGGAGATTAACATGACTGCTGTATATAAAGCGATTAGCAATGTAGCCAAGGAAATGGCTGAAACAGGAATAAAGAAAGGAAGTGAAAATAAACAGCAAGGGTTTATGTTCAGAGGGATTGACGCTGTATATAACGCTCTTGCACCAGCTTTAGTTAAGCATGGATTGCTTATTCTTCCACGGATCATTGAACGCTCAGTCACGGAAAGACAAACGCAAAGAGGTGGTCAGCTATTCTACGTTGTGGTTAAGGCTGAATTTGATTTTGTTGCCACGGAAGATGGCAGTAAGCACACGGTAGTGACTTATGGTGAGGCTATGGATAGCGGAGATAAAGCCACAAATAAAGCCATGTCGATTGCATATAAATACGCGGCATTTCAAGCGTTCTGTATTCCAACAGAAGAAACAGCAATTGATGCAGATGCGGAAATTCATAACGTGGCGCCACGGACGGCAGAGCAGGTGTTAGCTGATTACACTAACTTCCTTGGCACGGCTACGAATCAGTCACAAATCATGGATGAGTACAAAAAAGCATGGAATGCATTGGCTGGTACTGAATCACAAAAGGAATGTGAACGTGTAACAGGCATTCGAATTAAAGAACTTAAGGAAGCTGCATAATGGCAAGTAAAGGCGTGAATAAATGTATTCTCATTGGTCATTTGGGGCAGGACCCTGAAATTCGGTACATGCCGAGTGGTGGCGCTGTTGCAAATCTCACATTGGCCACATCGGAATCGTGGCGCGATAAACAAACCGGTGAAATAAAAGAAAAAACTGAGTGGCATCGAGTATGCATCTTCGGAAAATTAGCCGAAATTGCAGGTGAATATCTGAAAAAAGGAAGTCAGGTATATATCGAGGGCTCACTGCAAACCAGAAAATGGCAAGACCAAAGCGGGCAAGACCGATACACAACGGAAGTAGTGGTCAATATTGGTGGAACAATGCAGATGCTAGGCGGTAACGGTGGTAATCAGGCGGGAAGCCAGAAGACACAGCAATCAGCGCATCAACCGCAAGCACCACAAAACGAACCCCCTCAAGATTGGGATGATCAAATACCCTTCTAACTACCCTACCCGTTTAACCAAAGGATATAACCATGAAAAGTTTACACGGTCGTTGCATTCAGAGATGGAAGCAACGATTCAAGAGTGTTTGTGATTCTAAGGTTTCACCTTATTTCAGAAAACGCGACTTAAAGGGATTTTGTCGTGAATCTGGCGTGATTACTGCTGACATGATGATCCTAAACATGGCAGAGGGTAATGCTCACGTTGATTTTGATGGTAAACGCCATGGATGGTCACCTGAGTTTTCAAAGTTCTTTGAAGATAACCGAGAAAAATATATTACCGAAGCACGTTTGTTTCTCAACGAAGAAGTCACTAACGACGAAATAGACGACTTAATCGAAGAAGAAATCTCTAATTGGAATTAGAACTCAGTGCAAGGATGCAAACAGGAGATAGATATGAAAAAGCAAACAGTAGATTTACTAAATTCTAATGACGAAACTATTTTGATGATGCGAGGCAGTCAAACCAAAGAGCAAGTTATCGACACTGCAATTAAAGAAAACATTATTTGTGAAAGCGATAAATCGGAATGGGTTAATTGC